CTCGTCCAGCTCATCGACCGGCACGTTCAGTTCCTGTAGGGGGGTCTCCAGGGCCTCAAAAAGGCGATCGATGTCCCCCAGCCGCGCTTCTATGGCCGTCTTAAAGCCGTCCGTTTCAGGCCCCCGTTGCGAAAAGGCGTGGGCTTGGGCCGAGGACTGGCGAAGCGCCAACCCGCCGAGGATGCGCTTCGCTTCAGGCCCCAGTTCCAGAGTCGGCCCAGAGGTCCTGCGAAACGCTTCGGAGGAGGAAGACGGTCGCGGCGAGGGCGGGGCACCTTGCGGGTCGTGCTCCCCGAAAGGAATGGCACGAGTCGCATCCGACGTTGCAGAAACCATCCGATTGAGTGTCCTATCCAATCGTTCCAGGACGGCTGCATCTGGCGCGGCGATCGTTAGAGAAGTTTTGTCGCCGAAAGGAAGGGGCTCTTCTCGCAGCGAGGGCGGGGCACCTTGCGGGTCGTGCTCCCCGAGAAGAGCCCCCCCCGTCTGGAGAAGGGAGCCCCCAGGGAGAGCCCTCAACCCCATGAGGGTCAAGGCGTCGAAGAAATGGCCCCCGGTCAGCGTAGCATCCAGGTCCTGTACCCAACGCTTCATGGCCATGAGGCCACTGACCGCACGGAACGTGGTGTCAGCCAAAAAAGCGACGGCTTTTCCGATACCTTCAACGGTTTCTCGTGCCCCGTCGGAGGCGGCCAGTTCGGTGAGCTGCTCGGTGATCTCGGTCAGGGATGGAATGAGATTGTTACCCAGTTCCCGCTGCAGGCCGCCAAAGGCCGTTTCCAAATCGAGCAGTCGGTCCTTGTACTGGGCCGCCTTTTGCGCCTCCTCCGTAGAAAGAACCGCCCCCAGGCGCTGGGCGTCGGCCAGCAATTCTCGAATGCCGGTCGCCCCGCTCTTCATCAGGGGAATGAGCCCCGTGGCGCTGCGGCCTAAGACACGCGTGATGGCATTGGTGGTCTCGGCGCTTTCGCCGGCCCGTTCAACCGCGTCGGCAATGTCAAAGAACACGTCTTCGGCCGAGCGCAAGCGCCCGTTAGATTGTTCGATTTCTATCCCGAGAAAGGCGAAGGCGTTGCCGAATTCTTTGGCGCCGGTCTGGGCGGAGGCCATCCGTCGCTGCAACCGCACCAGGGAGGGTTCGACCGATTCTATCGAGGCCCCCGAACGTTCGGCGGCAAAGGCCAAGCCCGAGAGCAGTTCGACCGAGAAGCCGGTGCGCTGGCTCATCTTGTCAAACTGATCGCCCACCTCGGCGGCGTGCTGGGCCAAGGAGAGCAAGGCCGCCCCCGCCCCCACCACGGCCGTCAAACCGGCTGCGGCTGCCAAACCGGCCGGGCCAATGGCGCTCAAGGCGGCCCCCATTGGCCCGGCCTGGGCGGCGTACCCGTGTAAGGCGGCCTGACCTTCTTTGGAGGCCGCATTGAGCGCCAGCAACCCTTTAGAAGCCGGCAGAGAAGCCTTTTCGATACGTCTCAGAGCCGCCTGTCCCTTATCCCCCAGTTGCTCTAAAGCGCGTCGGACGGTCTCGTGGTCTTTAACAGAGAGGCGAACAGCTAGCTCACGTGTCGGCATGAGAATTCAGTTGAGCCACCATAGCCCGTTCCACCATCGGTAAGAGATGAATAAGAATTTCTCGGTCGTAGTCCATCGTGTCGGCCACCTGCATCAGCGCCGGCAGGTCAAAACCCAGCACGCCGCCCATGGTAGTGCGCAATTGCCCGCCACAGCGTTCTATTAAGTCCCAGGCTTGGAGACCTTGTTCGCTTTTTAAGACGTGCTCGAAGTAGGGGCAGCGTTCGCCGCCGGTGCCTCTTTTTCCTCGGCTGCAGTCGAGGTCGTCTCGTCGACAGTCGGTGCAGTACTCGAGCCCGCCGCCAGGCTGGAAGTGCCATTCGACGCGGGCTCGAAGCCGTTTCCCTCCTCCACCACCTCGGCGTAGGCCTCCATATATCGGAACCGGAACAGCGTAGCAATGCCCGGAATCAACATGAGGTGGTTGATGTTTTCTTCGGTCAGTTCGGCCGGCTCGTCGTTTTTATCGGCGACCCCTTCCCATTCGAGAATCCCCTTTTGGGCCAGGCCCTGAATGTAGAAGAGCGCTTCCAGGCCCTCCTCCATGTCCGGGTCCTCTAAATCGGGCAGGTCGATCACCTCGGCGCCGGTGGCCTGGAGTGCTTCGTAGTCTTCCTCCAGCTTTTGCTGATTGCGCCGCGCATACGCCCGGGCCGCCTGGTCGATCAAGGTGGTGTAGGGTTTGACTTTGATCTGGACCCCCAGCGCCAGCTCCAGCGTGTGGGGGTCCTTGGGAAGTACAAGTCGAATCATGGGTTGCCGCCCTTTCGGTGATAGATTTAAGCGTAGCTTGAAACGTCGTTGATCAACACGACCTCCAGCATTTCGCCCTCGCCCGAGTCGTCGGCGCCCTGGAAATTGAAGTCCTGCGAGATGCCGCCCGACCCGTCGACCGAAGGCTTGTTTCTTTCCAGGTGGATTTCCTGACCGGCGAGGGTCAGCTTGTTGCTGGCGTCGATGGTGTAGATCAGATCCAGATCGATCGGCGTGTCGGCGACCGCGTCGTCATACAGCGTCGTCGAAGCGAAGCGCGTCGAGAGGGATCCGTCGAAGGCGGCCTGGCCCGCGTCGGCGTCTTCGACCAGGTTGTCCGCCCGGATCGTCTCCACCGGCTCCAGGTTATTGCGATACGTGACAGAGGCGTTGTTGACGTTGGCCAAAGCGGCGGCGTTGCGCTGGATGTCGCCCTGGACCTGGTTGAAGCGGGTCAAAACAAGGCTCGTCGGCGAGCCGTCGACGGTGGTGGCGGCCTTGACTTCGTTCTGGCCGACCAGGTTGAACACCGCCACCGGTTTGCCCGTCCGATCCAGGGTGATCGCCATCGAGTCGGCGCGTACCCCCTTCAAAAGAAAGAAGGCCGGCACGTCCGGATGGCCGATTTCGATGGCGGCCGAAGGCAGGGACGTGGAACCGGAGACAAACGTGTGGGTGTAGGGATCGGACCCCGTCGTGGTCGGATCGTCGAGCAGCAGCTTGAGCCAGTACCCGATATTCCGCACATCCAGGGGCACGGTGATCTGACCCCCGACCCGCAGCAGGTCGTTAATAGGGGCCTGCGGATCACGACCGAGGCCCAGCACGTCGTCGGGAATGAGGGCTTGATTGCCGCCCAGGTCCGTGCTGATGATGGGCAGCTTGAAATAGCCGCCGGCGGACGGCGACGTGCCGTAGGTGGTCTCGAAGTCGAAGAGGACGACGATGTTAATGCCTTGCTGGCGTGCCATGAGATAGCTCCTATTCTCAAAGTGGACTGGTAGTATCGTAAAAAAGGGTTACGGGCACCGTGGCACCCTTGAAGTTGTCGGCCCCTTCCACGGGTTCGTCGAGGAATTCGGGCGTGCGGATCTCTAAAATGTCGATCACACCGCCCAGGGTCTTGTCGGCGTTGAGGGCGCCGGGGATCAGCGCGAGCAAGGTGTCTAAATCGCCGTCGAGGGTGTTGGAGTGGACCAACGCCTCGATTTCAGCTTCGTGCTCGTAAGAGTACGTCACCGGCGAGAGGACCGTCTCGGGCTCGCCCGGCTCGCCGTCGCGCACGATCAGCAGACCATCGGCGGGGACCAGGGTCGGTATCGCTACATTGCGCTTGACTTCCAGTGTGACAGTGGCCAAGGTGTCTAGCGCGGTTTTAAGGCCCTGTAAAGCGCTTTCTCGGGTGCTGGGCATTATCGATAGGCTCGCTTTATGAACGTGGGCAGCAAGGCTTCTACGCGGCGGAAATCGCGTTGGGGATCCAGTCGCTTCTTCAGACGGATCTGGCGCACCAGGAAAAACATGACGACCGTGGTCGTCCCTCGGCTCAACTTGCCCGTCTTGGTACGTTTCGCTTTAGTCAGCCGGCCCGCCTTGGTAAACTTCACGTCATCGATCACCAGCAAATGGGGTCCCCGGGGGCGGGGAACGTATCTCAGCTTGCTCAGGTTGGACGGCCAGTTTCTCGGGGTGAGCTTGGTGCGCCGGCCGACCTTATGCTGAGCCAAGCGCACCGCCTCGGGCGTAGGAATGGCTAAAAAACGGCCGTTCCGGGCGCGGATGACCGTTCCCTGGGTGTGGGCTTGGATGATTTGCTCGGCCTTCGAGAAGACGAGTCCAGCCGCGTTTAGTCCTTCGTCGGGGTAGAACTTGCTCTGCCAGGTCTTCGCCAGACGTGAACCCAAACCGGCCTGTTGAACCCGCGATCGCAGCCGACTCTTCAGGCTATTAGTCGCCTTCTCCACACCAACACGAACGCCGCGCGTGGCCGCATCCCGCTCCTGGGTCATGATCTCGTTGAGGTTGCCTTCGATGGCGGCGCCTATTCTCATTGCGGTCGGGTTTCTATCGTCCAGATCTTTCCCCGGTCGTCCTCTCGCCGAGGCTCGCCCGAGACCAGGTAATTCACGATCTTATAAGCGATCACATCACCGTCGTCGGGATCGGCCAGCTCCGAGACCCGGATATCAAACAGCATGGTCGCCGTCTGGATGGGCGTATCGGTCAGGCCGATAATCTCATCCGGATGGCGGGGTATGACCGTCACCGTCACGGGACTGCCGCCTGCCGGGGTATAGGTCGCACTCTCCCCGTGCAGAGTGAAAGGGGCGTCCAGGGAGAGGTTGAGGATCGTTTCTAGAGACATCGTTTTGTGAGAAGGGGCGGGCCGAAGCCTACCCCCTCTCCCCTTTTACTAGGCGTCCTTATCGCCCTTGAGCAAGACTTCCGGCACGGTGCAGAAAGACACCGTATTGCTCTGCACCTCCAGCGCGGTGAAGCGCTGGAACATCGGGTCCAGGGCCTGCTTGGTGTAGAAGGGCATACCCAGGGTGTTGACGGTCTCCTGGTAGTCGGCCGGGCCGAAGACCTGCTGGAACAGCCCCGGAATCCCCTCGGGCACGAAGCGACATTCGTCCGCCGTGACGCGAACGGTCTGATTGGTGGGCGTGGCCAGATCGGAGCCGCGATAGTTTTCCCAGGTCACTCCGGCGAAGTGGAACTCGCCGAAGATGGTCCCTTGCCGGAGCCATTCGGCCTGGGGCTGCGACTTGAAGGAATCGCGCACCTCGGCGTTTTTGATCAGAGCATCCCAGAAGGTATCGCCGCACAGCGCACGGATACGCATCTGTCCAGACCCTAGGCCCTTCAAGGCGCGGAGGATCACGCGAATGACATTGGCCTCCACGTTTTCGCGCAACGCCCCGTCGGTGGCGTTGGCCAAGTCGAACATCACTTTGGCCGGCGCCGAAAGCCCCCAGGCCGAATACATATCCAGGAGGGTGGTCCCGTCCGCATCCAGCATCACCCCGTTTAAGGCAGTGACCCGATGGTTTTCGTGGGTGAACTCAATATCGCGTCTCAGTTCCCCGGCCCGGTCGTTGACCAACTGCTGGATTTGCATCAGCTCCGACTGAGAGCCGAAGGCGCGGATACCCTCGACCTCGTCGGCCATGATCTGATCGTCCAGGGCGATGCGCGAGATGGCTACCGTGATCAGTTCCCGACGGTTGCGACCTCTCGTCTCGCCAGGTCCGCCGCGCGGCGTGGTCTGCACCAGAGTGAGTACCCCGGCCTTGCGCTCAATCGAGATAGTCGTAGTCCGCACGCGCACCGGATCGAATAAACCCAGTTCCAAGGTGCGTTGCGGGAGGAAATCGCGTCGGTTTACAGCCGCCGTCAACTCCTCCATCGAGAAGCCGTCGGCCTTGAATACGTCCAAGCTGGCCATATTCTTCTTCCTTTCACATTAAAGGGCGTCCGAACTGGCCCTCTACCCAGAGCTTTAAAAGGTCGGTCCGAGGGGGTAGCCTCGAAGCGGGCGGGATCAGCGCCCTCCGACCCGGAAATCCCGATGGGGTTAGCGGATGATAATGTTCTTGGCTGCGAGTTCCTGAAGGGCCAAATCCTTGTTGGCCGCCGAGATACCGGAAGGCCAGACCAGGGTGTTAGTGTTGACTTCAGCGAGCCGTACGACGGCGACCCCTTTGAGATCGGCCGCACTGGCGTCGTAGTCGTCCCAGGCGATCCCATCGGCCATGTCGCTGCCGTCGTTGGGCAGGGCAATGAACTTCTCCGTCACCTGCGTCACGGTAATGGTGAAGCGATCGCCGGCGACAAAATCGGTCGCGCCGTCGGCCAAGGTAAAAGCCAGTCCACCGGCCGAAAACGCCACGGCGACGGTGCCCGTGCCGATGACTTCGCCGTCCGGATCAGTGACCTCGAACGCGCCCGCGTTGGAC